AGACGGCGAACATTGATACGGTCAAGAGCAGATGGACGACCTTGCAATGTTTTTTGACCCCAGACACAAACGCCTGTTGATGGGAACACTGCGATAGGATTGATTCGTGCCTCATAAAGTGTATCACGTTCAGCATGAGTCAAACGAGATTTAACTTCAACTACCTCTGTCAAACCACCACGATTCAAACCAGCAGGAGCAAACCATTCTGCAGCAACACGGTCATTGAATGCAATTACGCCAGGAAGAACAACAGATGGGGGAACCCAAATTGGTTTGTTTCTATCGAAATCAAGAATCTTAACCCAAGGATAATAAGTAGCCGCATAGTTACTGTCAAATCCTTCTGTTGTTGCAACAGCAGTTGAGATATTATCATTTATACCAACAGAATCCATTACATAGAAAGCATCACCACGATCCTCACACATATCTTTTGTATAGTTTGTTATAGCAGAATGTAATGAGTGAAGAACACCGGGTGTTACTATCATGTTAATATCAAATTCATCTGCATTTGAAATGGTATCAACTGCCTTCTTGTAAGAAGTATATCCATCTGCATTAGAGTTTGATATATCGAATCCTTGTGTATTTCCAGCTTCAATGTATGTTCCCAATTTCTTTTGAAGATTTGGTTTATGACCATCAAATCCACCTTGAAGTGGCACAATAAATTTACGAGAATCAAGTGCAGTATTTGTAGTCAAATCAATGGATGAACTGTAAGCAACAGCACTTGATGGGAAACTTGCACCAGGATTTTGTTGATAATCACCCAAATAGAAATCTACATTACTTCCAGTTGTAACATTATCTGTTATAGGAAGTGGACGCAAGTAATTAAAGTTATCAGTATTTGTAAAGTCATAGCTGAATCCCCAATATACTCGTCTGTTATATGCACCACCGGCTGTTTGGTCTGCAACATATGTAGCAGCAGCTGGTTGAGTAAATTGTTTTGGAATTGGTGAATGTAAAGCACGGAATCCAAAAGGAACGAGATTAGGAGATACACCACCGTTAGTAACGGCTTCTGTTGTTTCAACTCGAACATATTTTGATTTGTTAGAATAGTCACCATTAACAACAACTTTACCTTCATCGGTAATTGTTATGAATCTATCACCAATAACTCTTGAAATAAATTTTGGTGAATTTGGATCAAGGTTACACTTAAATGATTCAATTACGTTTGGACGCAAATCTTCATCTTCGGATGTGAATGGTGTTTGTGGAAGTTTAGATTGATCAACAAATCTAACAACAACATCAAAATCACCATATTCTGAACCAGCGATTGTTCCAGCAGGACGAATGTTTGCAATACCAACTTTTACTTCATAGTTAGAATGAATACCATGAGAAATAGTATGGAACTTAAACAAATCTGTTGTTCTATCACCAATTTTTTGTGATGTTATCCAAGGAGTAGATGCAGCCAAATAATCGGTTGTAAAATCCCAAGGAGAACCAGCAGAGCCAGTTTCAATCATAATTTTTGTTGCAGCATCTAAAGCAAGTGAAGCGGATGCCTGTTTCTTAAAGTTTACATAGTTGTAAACGGCGTTTGTTCCATAAGGATTGTAGCCATACAAATCGCCAATATATGCAGTAGATTCTGGATTTATTGATGAACTAAATGCAGTTCCATTCTGATCGATAGCATTTGTAAATGCAGATTGGTCTGTTGTGAATGATCCTGACAAAGTGATAACAAAGCTACCACTATTGTTTGCAGATACGGTTGTTGATTCAAATAAAGATGTTGAATCTGAATTTGTTACAACAAATGTTGGATGTAAAAACGAAATAAGTGATTTACCCCAAGAACCAGTAGCAACTATTGCAACCGGATGCTTAAGAGAGTAACCACCGGATCCAAGAACACGAACTATTGTTGCACTACCTGCATTATTAAGATAGTTTTTTGCTGTGTATGGTAAGTATGATTGTTCATATGTATTACCGAAATGAGTGATAAAATCACTAAAACTATTCACCAATGTAGGCACAAAAGCCGGTCCTTTAAGCGTTGGTCCAACGAGAGCCGCACCAATGTTACCGATTCCTTGTGGGAGGAACGATAGATCCATTTCATTGGTAAACACTCCAGGACTTACAATTCTTTCATTAGCCACTTATTATCTCCATAAAATTATAGAATGAATCAAATTCTTCATATAAATATAAAGCAAAAAAATCAAAATTATGATTTAGATGCAATAAATTTACCAGAATCCAAATCTAAAACACCATCGCCATATTTTTCATTTAGTGTTTTTACCAAGTCACTTTCTTTTGTTTGTAACTCGGTATATTCGTTAAACAAGCGTTCTCTTAAATTTTTCATTTGTTCCAATCTTTTGTTCAAAAGATGTAATTCAATTTCCACTTGTCCAATTTGTGCAGTAGTTCTTGCATATCCGGATTGTAATGATTTGACAGTATCAATATCATCCTGTTCAAATTCTTTTTCAATAACTGTGTTTTCAGCATTGTCTGCCATATAAAACCTCACTTAAAATTGTAAAATATAACTCATATAAATATGTTTGTAAAATCTCTAAATGTGTTTTTAATCAGTTTCATCCACTTCAAATGTATAAACATCTGCAGATCTAGAAAGTGATATATCAACCATTTGAGCAACACGGCGTCTAAATTCAGCAAGTGAATCGGATCCATCATCATTACCATTTCCGAATCTACCTCTATCTGCATTTGCTTGACCTGCACCTCTCAATCTGGAGTTCAAATCATTGGTAGTTCCATAGTAATTTACATTATCAGGATTCATCATTGAGTTAATGTCACCAAACATTTCGGAAACAAATCTAATTTTATTAGCACTAATAACTCGTTTTGTTGTTGTATCTGCACCAACATCTTTTGGTATCAGATAACCGTGAACTGTTAATTGAAATGAAGAACGAACTACGCGGTCTTGACCAGTTGTGTTGTTATCTTCGATGGCCATTGAATCCATATATGTTGAGAATTTGTAATAATTCTTATCACCGAATGCCTGCCCATTAAAGTGAACAAATTGTTCAAGAATGTGATTTAATTGATTTTGATATTCACACCAAACTATAAAGTCATAAGTGACATCAACAAAATCAGGCATAGGGGTTAAATAATACTCATACGATGGTTTTCTTTCATATTGAGTGGTAAATTTGTCATATGGTGTCATTCTGTTGTATCTGTGTTGCATTACATAATAAAGTTGTTTTGTTGATGCAACTTTGTTTCTACGCATTTCTGGCTTTATAGAAACTGCAGACCGTCTGAATGTTATCAATGGTATTATCGTTTTACCTTTCTTGTCTTTTAAGAAACCATCTTTTTGTATTGATGCCCACTTTTCAGAATTTGCATATATGACAGGAACTACAATAGATTCACCATTGTCTTCTACACGAAGCATCATTTTTTGATCAATAAAAGACTTTACAGAAAAATCTATATCATAAAGAGTAATGGAAACACTACGAGTTTTATCTTTATCTCTACGAGTTTGTAGTGATCTTCCTTTACCCAAATCTTGTCTTTGATTTTGTTCTGAACGGACATCATCAATAAAAGAATCACGAGTTCTTCTTATTGGGGGTTTTCTATATTTTGCAGAATTAAACATTATATGTTACTCGGAATATCATTATGATCAGTTGTTATTGCTGGTCTAAATTCTTCTATATGTATTCTTGAACGTCTTGTTAAGTGTGTTGTTGCTATTATGGAAACATTGTGACCCCATCTTTCAGTAGCAAAAGAATAGTCAGGATTTTTTCCACCAAAGAATTGATTTTCTTGAACACCATCTATTTCCCACCATTCTCCGTTATATTCTATAACATCACCAACTTCAATAAAAATTTCAACATCTTTCAAAAACTCTCTAATAAAAGCAAAAGTAGCAGATTGTTGGAAGTCTTGACCAAATTCAGTTCCTTCATATGTCTGTGCCTGATAATCTATCAATGCAGGTATTTTAACGGGACTATGATATACTTTTTTATCCGATTCGTTATACAGATTTGTTTTTGTATTTTCAATGGAAAGTTTATAGACAGCAACTTCTGTATCTATTATGTCTGCTATCAGTTCCATATTAAATTTATGAACAAGACCAGCATCTCTTTGTCCGTGAAATAGTGGCATTTTATTATCCTATGTAAATTGCTAAAGGTGTCCCATTAAGACTTGCAGCCAATGCTTCAGTTTCTAATCTCTTTGCCTCTAATAATTTTGAACGAGTCATTGTATCTAACATTGTTCTCAATTGATCTACTAATGTCTGTTTTTCTGTTCCGGCTGCACTTAATAAATCCGATGCATTCAATGTTGTTTCACCATTTGGTATCGGAATACTACCATATTTACCACGAATATAACCCAACATTTCTTTTGCTAAAGCAAGACCAAATGAATATATCCAACTTTTACCAACAGAATTTATTTGAGAATATGTCATAAAATCATAAGGAGCATTTGACATATCAGAAACTTGTCCGTTTGGATATTTTAGTGGATTGCTTCTTTCTTCTTTCACAATATATTCAATCCATAGTTTGAAATCCTTTGTTGGAACCGGAAACATACGAAGTTCGTTGTTTATCAATTCAAATGTAAATGCAGATTTACGCATCATGTCATTAAATTCTATCGCTTGAACACGAAGTAAATCTGCATACATAGGCATCAACATGAATGATACACCAGTAGAATATGCACCAAATCCAAATGTATCTAACATTGCCTGATTACCCAAGTATGGATCATAAAAACGAATAGATGCTGGTGGAGAATAGTGATGAACTCTTTTTATCTCAATAGATCCTGTTGGAGTTTTTACACTACGAATCAATGTATCTAAATTGTATTTTTGTTGTCCTGTTTTTATATCAATAGATGATGAATAAAAAGCAACATTACCATTGGTAAAAGTTTCACTACCATATTCTGTTGCTAATTGTACAAGACCACCCATATTGGTAGATATGTTTCTTTGTGTTACATTAGAATTTGTTGATGAACCCATCAAACTCAATAAATTTTGTTGAATGTTAAATTGATTGACATGATATGAATACTCATATACAGCTTCTTCGAGACAGGTATAAAAGTTTACATCTTGCAATTCAACATCAACAAGTGGATAACCAAGTCTTTTTGCACACCAATCAGCAAAAGAATCTGCTTCTACTTGAAATTCTAAATCACTATCAAATGTTCCAAACGGTGTGCTTCCAGTTGTAAAACTGGAACTACCAGGCCAAATAGGAATTTCGGTCATTTATTTCTCGGATTTTGTTTCTTCAAAATACTTTAATATATCATCAACAATAGGATGACGGTGATTTGTTTTTAATTCATAAACCCCCAATCCATTTATTTTATCCTTCATATTGAATAAATATGGTAGACCAGAGTCTTTTTTCTGTTTTAAGTCAATTTGGGATATATCGCCAGTTAGCATCATCTTTGAGTTAATACCAAGACGAGACAATATCATTTCCATCTGTGCTTTAGTAACATTCTGTGATTCATCAACGATAACACAGGCATTTACAAATGTTCTACCACGAAGAAATGAAATAGGAGCAATTTCTATTTTATCTTCCATCATCAATTTTTCAATCTTTTCTTTATGGTATAGTTGAAACATATTTGCCTGTATAGGAGACAACCAAGGATCCATTTTCTCTTTTATATTTCCAGGAAGAAATCCTAAATCTTCATTAGATACCGTTGGTCTTGTTATTATTATTTTTTCAACTTCACGATAGAAAAAACATTCGAGAGCAATCTGTGTTGCTAATAATGTTTTTCCGGATCCAGCTTTACCAACGAACACCGATATATCATCACGAAGAGCATCTGCCTTTATTCTCTTTTGTTCTTCATTCAATGTTAATTGAAACTGTATTTTATTTTTTATA